GTTACTCTGATCCCATCCAGAAGGCTGGACAGAACCATAATAACCACCATTTGGGGCATTACGCCAAACTTTGCCGTAATACCTTATTTGTACCTTTTCTTTTCGTTCCCACCCATGGCGCCACTTTGAGGCGACAACAGTGCCACCATTAGCCCAATCTTCGTCTTCTCCGTAGCCGGATATAAAAGCATCCTGCTCGAGAAGTGAACGATCGGTAGCTAACGTGTTCATTGCGTCGTCGATATCGTGGACCAAGGGCAGCCAGCCAAAGCTAGCCTCCAACCAGCGGTTGCGAATGAAATTCAAACGAGCCTTTCTACCCATTCGGCGTAGATTCTGTAGAACCGTTCCCTTTCGTAGGGAATTAATGTAGTTCCACAGTCCTCGATGAATCCCTTTTGCAGCCCCATTTATCATCCTCAACGTCTGACCCAGCTCCCCGACGATGACGATACCTTGTAAGGTAGTTTGCATCGAACGGGCATCTGAGATGAAACGCTGAAGAGCCTGGTTATTGGCATGGATCTCTGATAATCCCAACGTAGTCGGAGCACCTATTGAATATAGGGGGCCCCTAATCGTTGTTTTGTCGAAGAACCACTGCGGACCGTTTGGGAGGGTGTGGAGCGTTTCAAGCAACACACCATCTTCAACGTGCAGGTACTCACGAGTCCCAGCAAAGCTGGACGTAGCTTGTACACCCTGACGGATTTTCATCCGATAACTTGGAACAGCATTGCTGAGCCTTGTATCAGTTGAAACCTTAAATGTAGTCTGACTACTGTCAGCTACGACCTGAGGCGGCCTACCATCATACGTACTCCCCGGAAAGTACCGGACAGAGTACGTTGTAGTGGTAAGCGCTTCCCGACGGGGTTTGGTAACGAACATTATCAAATCTCCATAAAGGGGTTAATTTATCCCCTAACGGCCCGTATAAGTATTCAGCTTATACGTCTCTGAGTGGGGTCTAAGGAACGTCTCACGACGCCCTTAGGCCTCCC